AGGATATACAGGACAAGCTGAACTCACAGCGTCAAACGGTTTAGCAATAAATGATCAAGGCCTATGGCGGTTTAGTCAGTCTGGATATAACGATGGTGCCACTTTTGGATTGAGTCTAACATCGCCCAGTCCTCTCAATGGTGGAAATTTGATTTTAACTGCACGTGACTGGGCCATTGCTGTGGTTGGTAATCAGCTGACATCTTATACCAATCCTGACACCAGTGAAACATATCCCGCCAGTCAGTGCAGAATACAAGTTACTGGACGTTGGGAAGTGATACGCCAGCAAAATTCCAACAGTTTCAACAGCTTCAACATAACTTACACTGCGTTTACTGCCACTGATCAAGGTGATCGACTCATGGCTCCCAATTTGTTGAATTTGTTTACACCTGTTGCAACTTACGAAATTCAAGGTGCCAATGTAACAGGTGGCGCCAAAGACACATTTAGCAATCACGAATTCTTTTGTAGATCAACTGAAATTGCAGCCTCTACCAACAGCAACAAAGAGTTTCAAAGCAACACTATTTTGCGCCCAGTCTGGGCTTATACCTATACCAAGAGCTGGCAAACAGCAGCCTGAGCTAAATATAGAACACAACGTAATCATGCGTTTTATGCTGATGACTAAACCCAACAGCGTAGCGGCTAGAACCCGCATCGGACTTCTTTAAGGAGAAAACAAAATGGGACGTCCTCTAAAAATTAAAAAAACAACAACCAAAGATATTGGTTTTAACAATCTTGGTTCACTAACAGATCCAGCATATCCAGCAACAATGACTGCTGCCAACTTCTTTGGCGTGGTTGGTGGTGCAAACGCACAAGGTGGTTCTAGTATTGCCACCAGTGCTTACCCAGTGGTCAAGGCCATTGCATTTGTTCCTGGTGACAGCACATATCGTGATGCTTATATAATCACACAAAAAGGCAGCACCAAGTACCTAGTGGCAGCCATCAACAGCATTGCTGATGAAGATATTGTGGCTGGTAGATCTTACATTATCAACACAGTGGGCACAACAAACTGGCAACTGTTTGGCGCTCCCAGCAACGCCACAGCCGGTGAAGTTTTCACAGCCCTGGCCAATGGCACCAACTCTGGCACAGGCACTGTGTTCTTGGTAGGTGTTTGCGCACTAGCTGACGATGTAACACCTGCATCGGGTTTCATGAGCATCACCATCAACATTGGTGGCGACAGTACAGAAGTCACCATCAGTCGACTGACCAATCACTATGCTCTGGACTACAGCACACCCAAAGTGCGCTATGCAGTCAACTTCTTTACAGATGAGGCCAGTGTTATCAAGTCTGGTACATCTGGCGGTGCCAACACTGCAACTCAACAAAATACCCTGGAATTGGCTCAAATCGACCAATACACATCGTAATTTTTCTAACTCAGGAACCTCTCTGCTACATAGTAGGGAGGTTTTTTTATGGCAGCGTTTGTGCTAGGTAACGGTGTAAGCCGTGAAAGTGTTGATATTGAAAAATTAAAACGTCGAGGGTCAGTGTACGGCTGCAACGGACTTTATCGTACTCACACGGTCACAGCATTAATTGCAACTGACCAACCCATAAGTCTTGTGATACAAGATTCAGGCTATAGCAAACACAATCGATTTTACACACGACGTCCCATGCCCAATACTGGAGCACAAACAGTGCCCAAGGAATATTTTGGATTTAGTTCAGGTCCCATAGCCACAGCAATTGCCGCAAAAGACAGGGAAAATCCTGTTTATATCATAGGATTTGACATGGGACCCAATCAACACGGACAGTTCAACAATGTGTATGCCGGAACACAATACTACAAACCCATGGGAGCGGCACCAACATACACTGGAAACTGGACAAAACAGCTGATAAAAATAATATCTGATCACCCTGATCAGCAATTTGTTAGAGTAATGGGTGCAACCACTGCCACAATTCCTGATTTTGCAAATGTGAAAAATCTCACAAATATGGCCATGGATACTTTTCTTGAGCGAATAAATACTGGAAAGGATCTATAGATGACCACCTACAAAAGAGTTAATGGCGACTACGAAATTGTTGCACTAAACAGCGGAACAATCACGCTTGACACCCAAGCAGTCATACTTACCGGCACATTGACTGCGCCCTTGGGGGATATTGACGCCGGCAATTTACAGGCACTAAACCAAGTGTCTGGTACAAGTGCTAGTTTTACCGGCAATATTTCAGCTGCCAACGTAAATGCATCAGGCAGTGCAATTATTGCAGGCAATGCAATTATTGCAGGCAATGTCACAGCAGACTATTTTCTTGGTGATGGTTCGTTTTTGACAAACGTCACTGCAATTTCAAATCTTGCAGTGACTCAAATTGCAAATACTAGTACTGTGTTTGCTGTGCAATCTGCTGGTGGTCCATTGACTGCACAAGTAGGTGGTGTATCAAACGTATTAGTAATCACTAGTTCTAGCGTCACTGCTGGTAACCTTATCACCAACAGCATTAGATCCGACGACTCATCTTTTGTGCAAATAGTTGATGGATTACAAGTTTTAGATAATATTGAAACTGAGGGCGATCTTGTTGCCGTCGGCAATATCTCAGGAAATTATGTACTAGGTAACGGTGCCCTGCTCACTGGCGTTATCACCAGTGTGGCCAACATCAATAACGGCACAAGTAATATTTCTGTTTTTGTTGCCAATGGCAATATCACTGCTGGCGTTAACGGCACATCAAATGTATTTGTAATTACATCAGTTGGCGCAAACGTAACTGGTACACTGGGCGTAACTGGAAACGTCACAGGAAGTTACATTTTAGGTAATGGTAGTCAGCTGACCGGGATTGATGCAACTAGTATTCAAAGCGGAACATCAAATGTCAAAGTTGCAAGTTCGGGCGGCAATGTCACTTTTGGTATTGCTAATACCAGTAACGTGGTTGTTGTTTCAAACACCGGAGTTAACATTACCGGTACTTTGGCGGCTGGTGTTACTACAATCACTGGTAACCTAAGCGTTACTGGTAATATTAGTGCCACTGGTAATTTGAATTATCAAAACGTAACAGACTTGGCGGTTGGCGACCCGTTAATTTTCTTGGGTGCCAATAATACCGCTAATCTTGACGACCTAGGTTTTATTGTCACTTATGATGACGGCGTAGACCAACACGGCGGTTTTGCCCGAGACGCGACTGACGGTACATGGAAGTTGTTTGGTAACGTAGTCCCTGAACCAACAACTGTAATTGACTTTACCGATGCTATCTATCAGCCATTCCGTGCTGGCAACATTACCACAACCGGCATCCTTAACGCAAATGCCAACGGTGTAGGCAACATTGGCAGCTCAACAGGATATTTTAATACTGTGTTTGCTACAGCAACATCGGCACAATACGCTGACGTGGCTGAATTGTATCTTGCAGACCAAGACTATGCCCCGGGCACAGTGCTGTGTTTTGGTGGTTCTGCAGAAGTAACCATTAGTGATTGCGCAAATGATCACAGGGTCGCCGGAGTGGTTTCTACAAATCCAGCACACTTAATGAACTCGGCACTTGTGGGTTTGTATCCTGTGAAACTTGCACTAGTTGGACGTGTACCTTGTCAAGTACGTGGCCCAGTACAACCAGGCGATATTTTAGTCAGCGCCGAAAACGGCTGGGCTCAGGTAAACAATCAAGCACAAGCTGGACGAGTGATTGGTAAAAGTCTGGAAAATGCCACAGCAGATGGCACAATTGAGATTGTGGTAGGCAAACATTAACCGCAGTGATCTGCGCTAGAATTAAAAATACTGTTGCCCATAAATATATCTGAGAAGGATTGATATGGCAAATCAGCAGATTATTAATTATGGCGCAGAACCCAACGACGGATCAGGTGATTCGTTACGCAATGCGTTTATCAAGGTAGATGAAAACTTTGCCAACCTTTGGGCTGCCGGCCCAGTAAACACCAATGTAACAATAGCAAATAATTCCGTAACAGTAACAAATACCAACGGAA